GTATCCGTTTGCGTTTGCACTTGCACGGGTGCGGTTGTAGATAGTGCGATTGATAGGGCGATTGCTGTTATCATATTACAAAGTTATTAGAATTTAGCGATTATTTTCCAGTTGGTGCCATCCGACATTATTTGTACGGTGGCATATTGTACGGATAGTGAATAAGTAGTTGCCCCATCAATAGTTTCGGATGCGTTACCATCTACGGTTATAGTACCCGCTCCGCTATTCTTAATAATCAGTATTCTACCTGTGCGACCCGAAGATGCTGGAAGTGTAACGGTGAAAGTACCGGAAGTACAATCAATTACATAATCATCATTCGTAGCGGTGTATGCGCCTGTTTTGGTAACGTAGGCTTGTTTAAATCCGATACCGGAGATTGAGCCGTTGACTTGTAATTCATCAACTCCGTTGTCGGTAGTGGTTCCTATGAGTAAAGTGTTTGCTAAATAATTTCTACTCCCACCAACAAAGTATAATCCCCATTTATTTGTGATTGTGCCGCTCTCTGTATCGTAATACAACCCGTATGATGTTGTTGCAGATGTTACACTTAAACCATTATACCATGAATAAATTGTAGTAGGAGTTCCGAAAGTAGGATTTTGAACAAAAGCGAATTGTGTTGCCCCTGTTGTTCCCGCAGTTCCAGAAATCTCAAAAAGCCTATCTGAAAATACAGTAGTTGCAGAAGGGTTAACCGTAGTTCTGCCCTTAAGCATAGTTGTGCCATCAACTTGTGCATTGCTTGTTACTGATAATGTTTGTGCCGTTGCCTTTGCCGATACATTCATTCCTCCACTCACCTGCAACTTATCAACTCCGTTATCGGTGGTAGTATTTATCAGTACCGCACCGCCCGATGCAATATCCATAGCCCTTGTTGCAGCAGCAGTACCCACATTCCACGTATGCCCTAATGCGTAATAAGATTGAGCCATGTAGGCTAAAGTATTACGATTGTATGCCTGTAATAATACTCCACTTGATACTCCTCCTGTTGGGGCTACCTCGAATCCCGATAGCCCTGCATTACTTACAACAAATTTATTCGAGGCGTTTGTTGTACCTACTCCAATATTGCCTGAAGTGTTAATAGTCATAGCCACCGCAGAAGCCGAATCCACAATGGATGAGTTACCGATAGTTGTGCTTGCCGTAAACTTAGGCACCCTGTTAGTAGTACCACTACCGCCAATGGTACCACCTCCCCCTGCACCAACCTTCACCCATGTACGTTTATACTTAATGTAAAGCGAACTATCAGCCGGCCTAATCAGTATCTGCGAACTATCAGCCGCAACTCCGGCGGCGGTGTCCTTTGTAGGAATACCCAACCCGTTTACGTAACGCACTTTACTACCTGTTTGCTGCCATTGTGCGGATGCTGATAGCGAACACAGAGTAAGGGTAATTAATAATAATCTTTGTAACATAGTTAGTGTTTATTGTACTAAAATAATAATTTTCTCCCCTGTAAAGAATGGCACTCCGGCATCTACTTCGAGCGTACCACTTGAGATAGTCCACTTTGCCCCCGTTCCCGGTGTTCCCGAATAAACAATGGTCTCAAACGATGTACCGCCACGTGAACCGTATAACATAGTTTTACCCGCCCCACCCGGTATAACGATAGATGTTTCCCCACCCCCGGCGGTGTATTGCAGTACCTGTGTAGTAGTTCCGCTAATAACAACCCCTGTGGGGGTTATGGTTGTGCCTGCTAATGAATACGCCCCAGTACCTTGATAGTTTACCTGGTAGGTGCTAATGTCCTTGTTATTGCCCTGTAATGAGATTGATTGTAACCATACTAAGCCCGATACGATAACCAACCCTCCTGTAGTACCGTTATCAATAACAAACTTGAAAGATACTATCTCCCTGGCAAGTTGGGAGTTCAGCATAAACAGGTACGAATAGTCATCTAACACCACCAAGCCATCGCAGGAGATTGACCACGAAGCAACATCCGGGCGGGATTCTTTGAACCATGCGGATGCAATGCCTGTGGTTTCCATCTCATTTACATTCACGCTGAATGTGCAATTCCTTGCACACGCAATTAGCGTATCAGTCATTGCGATTGAGTTGTAGCGGTATATGTTTAGCTTTTGGCCGGTTACGGGGGTCATATTATTAGCATTGTGCGCCTTGTTCTAAATCGGTGCCTGTTAAAGTAAATGGTGTACCCTGTGCGCATACAAACTGCCCAGGGGTTAATGTTGCAGCCGGGTAAGAAGTTCCATCACATGCAACGTAATCGCCTAACCAGTTGGCTGCTGAATTATTGTACCAATTAAAGCAGGGTGTTGGCGGTGTTGGCGGTATTGAACTTACTAATGTGTACGGCAAATTAGTATTAGATACCTCTAATGCAGTACCGGATATTGTGTTGTTAACGTAATCTAATGTGCAACTGCTATACGTAAACCTTGCAGTATTTATGCTAATTACGGATGTTGGGTCTTCGACTCCAAAGTTATCAACCAACCCGATTACTTTTGATCCGGTGAATAAATTGTATTGCGTTAATTGTAGGTTAATATTTGCCTTGCCGTAAATATTATACAATTGGCTAAATAGTAACGCAGTCAAATTGGCGTAAGAGGGGCCACCGGAAAACCGAGAAAATGTTACAAGTGCATTATCTGAAACGGATAAAATAGATTGTATTTGCGATACGTTAGTTGATGGGAATGGCCCGCCAATGGGCGAGTTAATAGACTTCTTATAAAGGTTATTAGATGTCTGATTGTATAAAGTTTGCTTTTTTGCTAACGTAGATGAACCTGTTTTTTTTAGATTAGCAATAAATACGGATGTTATTCCTGATGATAAAGCCCGAAAAGATATAGTTAGATTGCCTGTAGCGGGTGCAGGTAGTGTTGTTATTGTTCGAGTCTGAAAGGTTGTATTTGTTATCTCATCATCATAGTATTGAGTTGCACCCCAAGCCCCTGCACCTGATATTAGTTTTGCATAGTTTGTAGTTGACATTCCTGATGTAATCTTTATTTCTACACCTAAATTACCTATAACATTGCATTTAGTTTGATATTCTATTGTAATAATATCTCCCTCATTAACAACCCCACAGGATAAAGCGTTTAGTGTAGTATTAGTACTACCGGATGTAATTTGCGCCCCATAGATTCCATCAACCGTAGTCATTGTAAAAGTACCACCGCTTCCAAGCGACCTACTCCAATTAGTGGGTATGCCAGTACCGTAGTCAAGCAAAAACATATTGCCGTTATCAACCGTGTTTTGTGCATAGTTTAAATCAGATATAACCTCAAGCGATGTAAAGCCCTTTTTGATTACTTTAGTTTGGCTATTATCAATAAAGTAATAAGGTGTACTAACATCACTTAGGTATGGGGTAATTCTTCTGTTAATGTTAACCGTACTCAAGGTATCGGTTGCGCTTGTGCTATCGGTACGAAATACACGCAGCGTATCGGATGCCCTTTCGTTCACCGAGGTAATCCACCACTCACCACCCGACTGATATAGTTGCGCTCCATGTGCCACACAAATATCCTGTAACACATCGTAACAACTTTTGAACGTATAATCATTGTTAGTCCAAGTAGTTGGGAATATGTGAGTTTTGCGGATATAAGATTCAGCCGTACTATGGGCGGTAGCATAATAATTTATAGCCGAATTGATATAGATTGTAACCGGATAGGCAATATTAAGTAAGCAGTTGCGGATAATTTGCAGTAGCGATTCGGATGTGTTTATTGTTGCGGATGAAGGTTGATATGGTACGGTTTTGAGCAACCCTAATCCATCCACACAAATTATATCAACAAAGTTTCTGCCAGTTGTAAATTGTATGGCTATACTATCCATTAATACAAACCCCTGCCATATAAAGTACGTTCCATTATTGGCAACAAACCGAACGTAATACTTGCGGTCATCCGTAGAAACTAAATCCGGGTAAGGCCCTGTAAAATCGGTGAAGTCTGCCCGGATGTTAAATATAGTTGGCAGTATTGGTTGGAATGGGTCATCGCCCGACCCTGCGCAGGTTAGCACAAACGGACTCATACCGGAGTTTACATTGTACTCCGGCCCTGTGTAGCCGTTTTCCCACATTTCAGCCGTGTAGGTTAACCCTGATTTGCTGATAGCTGAAAATATGTATTTCTTGCCGTATGCCATTTTAGTTTGTTAACCCTCTGAAGGTATTAGTTCTTTGCTGACTCAACCAAATATCCTGCCCCTGTATTCTGCCCTCAACTATAACCTTACTCGCCCCACTCCCCCCCATCTGCGATGCCGATGCAATGATTGACTTCATTTGGTCGGGGCGTACAATATGCTCTGTACCGTGTAACATTACAGGGTAGCCGGATTGTGGGCCGGATACGGTACCGCCTTCAGCGAAGCCTAATAACTTGCCGAACCCCTTTAGGAATCCACCTGCTTTACTTGCCCCGCCCACCGGATTGATAGCTGATAGTATTGCCTGGAATATTGCCGCCTTAGCTGCTGCCATTGCAATATCAATAGCCAACTGCTTAAACATATTACCAAACGCTTCACCAATATTACCTCCGTTAGCCATTGCATTTGCTATACCTGTGATGCCCTGCATTGCTCTATCGGTTAGCTGATTGGCAAGTTCGAGCCGTGCATTCTTTTGATCTTCAAGATTTAATTGCTTTGCAGTTATTTCATTCAACGCAGCATTGCCATCCATTGTAAGTTTGAGATTGGTTAGGTCTTTCTGTTTGGCTTTCTCTTGCATAATAAAGCCCTGCCCCATCATTGCTTGTTGTAACCGCTTGTATATTTGGATTTGCTCTTCAAGCGCTTTGTTTTCATCTTTGACTGCAACCTCTTTAGTCTTGCCGCCGGGCGGAGGTGGCGGCTCTTTAGTTGATATTGTAGCATTTTTAGCAGCAATCTCCTCAAGTTGATTTATCTTTTTTAATTCCTCCGCTATCTGTTTTTGTAATGCAAGCCTTTTTTGTGCAAATGTATTTAATACAATTTGTTGCTCTTGCGCTTTAGTGGAATATGCCCCAGTACCGCCAACTCCTCCCATAGCAGTTGACTTCCCCTCTGCTTTTTTAAAATCTTCTATTGCCTTTGTCCTTTGATTAATTAACTCTATTTCAAGTTCTAATCTTTTTTGTTCAATAGGTGCTGCTAATGCCATTGCTGCTTTTGCAATAGATTCTTTTCGCAGTGATTCTAATAATAATTCATGTGCTTTTGTAGCTTTACCTACTAATATATCTTCATCTGAATAACCTTTCAGATACTCCCCATACTTTTCACGTAATTGATTTATTGCATTTAATCTAACATTCATTTGATTGTTAGAATCTTGAGCAGATTTGAATAAAGTATCTAATGCAACTTTTTCTTCTGAAAGTGTTTTTACATATCCTTGATTAACCTTATCAGCAAGAGTCATAGTACCAAATAATCCCTCTAATCCACGAGTCCAAGCACCTGTACCATTTTGAGCAAACTGCAACCCTGCAACAAGTGCTGAAATACCTAACCCCAATGCCCCGGCAGCAGGGAGAATATTTGTTAAGTTATTTGCAATGGCATTAAACCCATAAGGTAAATCCTGTAATACCCTACTCATTCCGGTAAAATCACTACCAAGTTTTTTAGTTGCACCGCCCGCTTTACCCCCTGCAACCGATACGCCATCCAAAGATGTAACCGTTTCACGCATGGCAAGCAACGCCTGCTTATTATCTGCCGTTAATACTATTTTGAGGGTTTCAACTGCCATCTTATATTGCTTGACTAAGTTTCTTCATGTTCTCGATAAATTGTTCCTGTGTTAATCTCTCTCCCCGATCCGGTTGCTCATCTGTTGACAAAGGTAAGAACTCTCCTATATCTTTTCGCTTGCCGGATTCGGTGTTAGTGCAATAAATGATATATGCTATCATTCGTGTACGTTGCCATTCGGCTAACTGCTTTGCTTCGTAACCTTTCCTATAAAGCAAAAATTCTCGCCATGTAGCCCTCCAAAAACCTTCGATGGTCATTCCGGCTTCAATGGCGAGAACAAGTATCTCATCCCAAGTCTTTTCCCTTAACTTTTTTTTTCTTCCTGTGGCTTTTCATCCGTTGGCACATCCGGTGTCATACACTTTATAGTATAGTGGATAAACTCATTCACCGCCTTACCATTCGCCCCGCCCGCTTCATCTATGTACCTTGCAGCAGTCCTATCATCTATCACTAACCCTGCGCTCTCACTTGCTGCCTGTACCATTGTTATAATATGCTTGAAGGAAAACACCTCACCGTTATACAGGCTTAACAACTTGCTGATAGGAATATCCCCATTCAGTTCGCAGTAGCGGTGCATCGCCCATGTACCCCATTCCAATTTTACAACACCCCCCGAAGTTTGTAATTCGTATGGTGTCATAAATTAGTACGTTTTAGTTTGGGTCATTGGCGCACTTTGTACACCAAACTCTGCATCAAATTTCATCAAGTCTTTATCCTTTGCATCAAGTTTGATAGAGGTAACAAATATATTACCAGTATAAACGATGTCGCCGGATACAGGAGATGCAGGGCCGAATTTAGCAGCTACTACCGCCTTGCTACCTACCAAAGAATACAACCGCTCGTAGCTTTCTTTGTCAATGGTACCTGTCTGGTCGATTGCATTACCGCTAACCGAAATGGTCTGCATCACGCTATCACCAGGTAATTGTTGGTCGCCACATTTAGAATCAGCATCAATGGCATCTCTTTTTACATCCATTGATACAGAGGTTAAACACGCAACCGGGAGAAACGTAGAATTATTATCCCAGTCAATTTGCAGAATTATATCTCTGCCGTTTACGAAAGTGTATGCCATTTTATATTGTTTGAGTGATTACAAAGGTATAACGAATTATTACACGAAAAGTATTCTCAAAGGGGTCTAAGTCCTCTAAGTTGTTGATTGATTCACATACCACGTTTTTACAATCCCAACCAACAGGTAAGGTTACCACCGTATCTGAATTGATACCGCCCACTACAAGTTCGGCTATTTGCTCTGCCCTTTTGAATCCGAAATTGCTGCCTTTGGTTACTATATCCACATTTGCGGATACCTCAAATTGGAAACAATCTTTTCCTTCGCCCTGGTTCGCAGTTCGCGAACTGATAACAATGTACTCCCCATCCGCATCCGTTGGGGTCATGCCATCGTACACATCAATATATGCGTATGCCTGTAGGCGGGCAACTAACCACTTCTTTATCTCTATGGCGGGGTTTTTCATTATCATGAGAATAGTGCTTTTAGGCGTTTGAGTAGGGCAGGTTTTTCTTTCTCATAGGAAGGTATCATAAATGGTTGAGGTGCTATACCGTTACGCATAATAGAACGGAATATTACAAAGGTTAGTTTTGGGTCTATGCCCTTGCGTTTTACCCAAAGTTGTACCGACTCCCATGCACCTTTTGCGCCCTTGCCAGATGCCTTATATTGTGCTGCAAACGCTTCATACCCAGCAGGTATTCTCGCCTTGCCACGTGTACCGAACTCAACATACGGAGCATACTCAACCGTACTGAATACTGACTTAAATAATTGGTTCGATATATCTTTGTTAATGCTACCTCTTAATTTACCAAAATTACCGGGCGCAGTTCGTTTGGCTACCCTTTCAATATTTGTAGAGGCATCTGTTAACTCCTTACTCAATCCACTTGTAGCCTTTGCATCAATCTTCTTAATGGCATCTTCTACCTGCTTTATCCCCGATATGTCAAGCGAAAACCCTGCCATTATCTAAAAATTGTGATTTCGTAATATTCCTTCCTATTCTCTATATCCGTAATCGAATGGATTGTATAATCCAACCCATTAATCTGTATCTTATACGTATTGTCGAAAGTGAGGGGGTAGCGGATATAAATCCTTGCCGAATCGGTGAAAGTTACTTCCGCAGATAATAATTGTCGGTCTTGCCCTAATGGCACATACATTCCCCAAATCGTACTGCCTGCCGCATAGGTAACCGTAAAGCCCCCCTCACTATCGGTTAAGGTAGTAGGCACCATTAATACCATAGGCTCAATGAGTAATTCAGCCGATAGAAATTTAGGGCTATTTCCTTTTATTCTCATAGGATTGGCGAAGTTTTAGAGTACATTTGGCACGTTCTCCACGCCTTCTGACAAACCCCCATCGTTTCATCAAACGCCCCTCTATTCTCATACAAGTGATTCACCTGGTCAAGTATTGCCGTTTTGAGTGGGTTGGGTAATGC